CCCCCTGCTCCTACCAGACCGGCATTGCAACCGGGACAAGCCCCAGCAGCAGCCGCTCCAGCCCCGGCAGCGGCATTAGATGAACTACCTGGATTCACACAAGATAATCCACTAGTTAATGCCCAACAAACGGGCAATCCTGACGCTATTCAACGGGCGGAAGGATGGATTGCAGACAACCCAACTACGAAGACTGGGGGATTTACTAGAATTGAGTTACCTCCCGATGATGTGGGACGGTTGCCTGGGCGCATGGGAGAAGAAACTCGGATAGACCAGCCTCGAAGTATTGCTCGTATTGAAGAACTTGCTGATGACATGCGTCAACGAGGATGGATAGGTGAACCCATCGCAGTAGATGTCGATGTCGATGATGCAATAAAAATATTCGAAGGAAACCATCGGGTACGAGCAGCGCAACTTGCTGGGCTAGACCGGATTCCGGTGGAAGTTCGCTATTACGGTGGCAGTGAGATGTCCCCCGGTCCGTGGAGTCCCAATGACTTAGTGCAAAAGTCTGCCCCGCCCCAAGCAGCCGCTCCATCCCCAGCAGCGGTAGGTGACTTTGCCGTCGGGCGCAATCCCGGTAAAGGGCCGTGGGTGTACCACAAAACTGGTTCTGAGAATCTTCAAGGAATTGTAGATGCTGGGTTCGATCAGGGCGACTTTATCGAAGGTGTCGCCGCAGTACGGAAGGTGGATTTCCCAGGCGATGCAACTTTACGCACCCATGTTGGCAATCTACCAGAGGGTCAAGTTGGGGAATATGGGACTGGGGTGAAGTGGCATCTACCTGATTTTGGTGGTAAAGCGGTTGACCCGAATACATTTGATATCAAAGTAGGTGCCAATAATGAGTTAGTTGGTGCCGGGGAAAAGGGGAGATGGATACCACTAGTTGATTATGTGCGTTCTACTGCCCCTGAAGCAGTCCCGCCCCCAGCAGCGGAAGTGCCTGGGCCACCAGCCTTACCAGGTCAGCGGCCGATGGCTGCGTTGCCCCCGTCCGAGCCGCCGCCCGTAGCTCCTACTGCTGCGGCTGCTGCTCCACCGCCGACGCCACCACCGCCGCCTAGAGGGCCGGAAGTCTTTGAGACAGGGTTAGACCCTGAACAGCCGCCCACTCCGTTTGTGCCGGCCTTGGTCCAAGACAATCTTGACCGGGCGGCACTTCAGATCAAACTGACTACGGGCGAGAAAGGATATCTGACACAGAAGTGGATAGGTAACTGGCCCAATATACCTGTCCGTCCTACTGGTCAGACTCTGAACAACATACCTGGGATCAGCCAGTTCCAGGGGTTCTTCTTCCCCAAGTACCGTATGACCCTCGAGTTACACCAGTCGTGGGTTGCATCGGGCATGACAGAATGGGAACTAAACACTCAGATGGGGCTGTCTCGGGCGAACCTATTCACGGAGTTGAAAACGGCTTTTGGTGAGGACGCGCTGAAAGGGTGGAAGCCACCGATTCCCGGCGATGACATCAAGGGCGGCATACAGCAGATGGCCCGGTATTATACCGAAAACAGCAATACGGTATACCTGGCCCCGTTCATCGGTGATGAAGCTGAAAGACGGATGTTCTCTGGCACGTTATTCGACATCGCTACACGCCCAGATATGTACGAACTGAATGAAGCACAACGGGCGGCATTGGCAACGTGGAAATCCCATCAAGATGACTTCATGGACATCATCATTGCTGGGTACGGCGTTGACGTTGAAAAGTACGCAGTCCCAGATAATGCTGTATTCCTTTCCAATGTCAATGTTGGTGAAGGTGCGATTGAAGCTTCCCAAACTACCTATAAAACAGTCGTATCAGGTGGCAAGAAGCGGCGGTTGTTCGATACGGCTGTAGAAAGGCAGGATGCGAATCCAGATTTCATTCCTGAGACTGATATCGAAGTGTTGCAGACTGGTATGGATATGGCGAAAGCCCATTGGGCTGCACACAACACACTCAAGCTAGGCAGTGGCGGCCTATCTAAGATAGAACTTATGGAGTTGGTTGATCCAAAAATAGTCGCCGCTCGAGAAGCGACTATCCGTAAAGTGAACAGCCTAAAGGGCCGGATCGATACCGCCGAGCGACGGGCCGGTGGGACGCAGAACGAATTAGACCTACTTGCCACACGCATAAAGAACTTAGATGAACGTATAGATAGTTTAGATAAACAGATCGCAGATCTAGATCTTGACTATGGTCCCATGCTTTCACACCTATCGGGTGAACTGTATTCACTGAAAACCGTTCTCAGTGAGGCGCAAGGACGTAGCGAGATACTAGTAGAACGTGGCATTGGTCTAGTAGACAAGGATAAAGACTTAATAGCCCAACTAGAAGAAGCGACAAAGGACTTGCGTGATATCCGAGAACGATATGCTGGCAAACAGCTAATAGTCAAGGTAGATGTTGGTATGACCAGTAAAAATATCACCTATAAGTTAGTCGAAGAAGGTATGTTATACCTCTACTTCCCTGTCAAGGATGTAAATGGTATCGAGGTCGCCAAGGCTGCTCGGGAGATAGTAAAGGCCGAAAATAATAGCATAGTCAAGCTGTTGAATAATATCCAGCAGACCGTACTCGGTGGTGACTTATCGCCTCTGGCAGCTATCCAGGGGCATCTTGCCCTTATAGCTAACCCGCAGCAGATTATCTTCAAGTTGGTAGGGGCTGGAAAAGGGAGTATCCAGTCCAGAGATATGCTTCATATCTTCCGCGAAGAAACTATGAACAAGGTGATCGAAGAGAACTGGGAGGATGCCCAAGACCTAGCCAGGTACATCGGTCTACCATTTATCGCTAGCACGCCGGCAGAGTTCGCTGGCGGGTTCTTGAAGTACTTGAAGGGCAATATCGGTGGCAAGGAATACAGCTACACCAAAGCTAACGATGCCATGTTTGCTATCACGTTACGGAACATGCTGACGGGATATCAGACCAATATGAAGATGCTTGCTGCCGAGGGGATAACAGGTGAAGAGGCCAAGATAATCTCGGCGATGGTAGTCAGTGACAACATACCATTGATCAACTGGAGACTGGCCGGTCTGTCTGCGGCCCAATATAACTCTAGACGGGCTTTGGTGACTTCCGCTTCTTACATCGTCAAGCCAGCGGAACTAGTCAGTTCTATGACTACAGGTCTGGCAAAGGTAGCGACTGGGCAGACTGTGACCCAACGGGAGCGTCTATCTCTTCGGATCGGATTTAATATGATCGCGACGGTCACCGCATTGTCTGTGGCTACATCCATGTATGCAGCGTTAAGAAATGATGAAGACCCTGTCCAGGCTGGATTGAACGCTGCTAATCCTATCCATCCTGACTTTGCGACTATCCACTTATCTTGGACGCATCTGCCGTATGTCCAAGACCAGAAACTGCCGATGGGTGGACCGTTTCGAGCTATCGCTAAGATGGTTGCTCCCAGAGAAGTCAGTTGGTCGCCCGTCCCAGTCCCGTTTGCCACATTACTTCAATGGGCTATGAACCGTGTTGGTCCGGGCTTGCAGGCGTTTGTCCGCGCCGCCCATCCAGAGGGACGCGACTTTTATGGTTATAAGATCCGTAAGGGTGGAGGAGTGGAACAAGCAGTTCGGGCATTGTTATATGGGCTTGAAGGTGTCTTGCCGTTGATGCCGCAAACATTGGTAGGTGGACTGAGGCGGGGTACGGAATTTGGGGAGAACATAGCCGACTCTACTTGGCAGTTCCTTGGTACAGGCGCACGGCAAGACAGTGCTTGGCAGGAACGTAATAAGAGTGCGGCCCGGTGGGCAGAATCTCAGGACTTGAACTATGACGTAGGTGGGTATAAAGACCTCCGGGGCCGGGACCGGAAACTTTATGATGATACGGTTTTGGGTGCGTTGCAGGCCGAAGCCGTGTACCAGAAGGTCAAGAAGGACGCTGAAGTAGGTCAGATACCTTGGGCTATGGACTTGTTGGCCTCTATGGACGCACAGAAGAACGCTGAAGAAGCCCAACTGCGTGACGATCAGGCATTGGAGAAGTTCTTTGATCCTACCGTCACTACCACTGACCCGCGTTTGTCGCTCAATCCGAAAGACTGGAAGCAGCAACGAAAGGAAAGAGCATTAAAACTACGGGCTACGAAAGAGGCGATCCGCTACGAGCCTGAAGAAAGGAAGTGGCTGCCTACATACGAGTTCGATGAGGAAGAGCCTACCGATAGGTTCTTCGAGAAGATGGCCTCGATAATGAACGATGCCAACCTAGACCGGATGGATGAGAAAGCCTGGGAAGACCTGGACCAGTGGGTATCAGAGCAGTCGCAAGAAGACCAGGAATACATCGAGATGGATGCGTATGGCGGGTCGCTCACACCTAAAGTACAGGAATACTATGACGACCTTGAGAAGTTAGAACAGTACTTCGAGATCGAGGAGAAATACATAGTCACGCGATCACCAGAGATACAGGATCTATGGAAGCAATACCGGCATACAAACAATCAGTCTCGAAACGAAAGTTTCTTATGGCGGCGACTGAGAACAACGCTAGGCGGATTGGCGAGAAGACTAAAAGATTATCGTAGAAAGAACTTTGAGGTAGACCGTTTATTAGCTAAGTGGGATTACAGTGGTACGCCGTACCATCCAGTCAATAAACGAGAATTTAGAAGGATACCTTCAAGGCCAGAGTTCTATTTCTCAGAGGGTGAACCCATTCAAGCTTCGCCGCAGACCGGCGTTAGCATTGCAGATATCTTAGAAGGTGCTCCAAATACCAGGACACCGGCTCCAACGACACAGCCAACGCCTAATGGCGTTAGCATTGCAGATATCTTAGAGCGGGAATTGGTTGGTGCTAGATAAGGGTATATATACGGTATATAATGTATTGACAAGTATGCATTTATGCATATAAATGGGAGGGACTGTGACAACCGAAAATTCTGATGTGGTAGCTCTTACCGACGAGGCATCCTCGGCAGATACCCCACAAGACGAAACGATCGATTGGCAAGCACGCGCTAAAGCAGCGGAGGACAAGGCCACTAAGGCCGAGAATGACCTGAAATCGCAGAGAGGGCGACGGAATAGGCAGCAAGAACAGAACGACTTGGTATTGCAACTGAGTAACCAACAGCGGATCACAGACCGCAAGCTTGACGCATTGATGAAAGCTATGGGGACCGGCGATACCGATACCCTGCCAGAACAACTCACCTCTATCCAGGGCGAACAGGCATCTCTTAACGCTTCAAACGCGTATCAAAGTGCCTTCACAAACATGTCCGAAGAACTTGTCGGTGCTTTGCAGGACGGGGAGGAGAACCTCCTCTTCAATGGTTACACAGATACCGTTGATGCCCTGAATAAAGCGCCGGAACTGGCTGAAGTCCGCACCATGTGGACAGATGCCCATAACAGGAAAGACGTAAGGGGTCTGCAAGCAGCAGTCGTTGAGGCGCAGAAGGTGATGCGTCAGGTAGAGCGGGGTCAACGTTCCGCAACGCCGGCAACGCCAACGTCAGAACCGGCAACTGCACAGGACTCCGGGGCATTCGATCTGGATACAGGTCCGGCTGCGGGTGGCAGTGGCATGTCCGACCAGAGGTGGCTAGACAATGTCTACGGCTCTGAGGACTACACTCCTACCTCAGAAGATCATAAACGAGCTAAAGCTATCCTAGACCGCATGAATGCGGGGGGATAAGGAGAATCAACGATGGCAGCAGGCGATACAACAACCCAGTCACTAGCTGACAGTCTGCCTACAGTCATTGCGTCAGCGCGTCAGGTCCGAGAGCAAGAGGGTGTTGTTCCTAACTTAGTGGACAAAGTCACTCTTGGTGAAGGGACTGGCATCTCATGGAACGAAGTTTCTATGGCGCAATTGACTGCTCAGACGGTCACTGAGACCACACGACTCGATAACCCACAGCAGATGTCCGATACGTTGCTGACGATCACTCCGACAGTGGTGGGGATTCATACCCTTATCACCGACAGGGTGGCAGCCCGTATCAGTAAGAATGCTTACGCACGCGTGGGCGGTCTTGCACAGAACGCTATCCAGAGGAAGAAGGACGAGGACGGACTGACCGCCATCGACGGCGCTTCTACCGCTCTTGGCTCTTCGGGTGCCGCGCTTACGACAGGGCATATCGCCGCTGCCGTATCGCGTATCTCCTCCGACGCAGATGAACCGGGGAACCCGCCGTACCGTGCGGTCCTCCACGGTTTCCAGATCAAAGACATCTACGATGCAGTGTCCCTGCTCAGTAGCGGCAACCCCAGCGGTGCGCCTCTGACTGACGGACTCGCTGCCCGTGTCTTCCAAGAAGGCTTCCGGGGCCGCATCCATAATTGCGAGATCTATGAAGATGGAAACATCGACGCTTCCAGCAACGCAGCCAAGGGCGGCGTATTCGCACAGGAAGCCCTGATCCTCGTACAGGGACGTTCCCCGCGCACGGAGACTCGTAGAGAGCCTCATATCGGCGGCGGTTCCACCAGCGTGTTCCTCTATGACGAGTACGCATACGGTGAACGCTCTGCCGGGAACTGGCTCTATGAGATCGAGACCGACGCGACGGCACCAACCACATAATCTAATACGGTCACGTTGAGATATATTGCGTGGCCGTAGGGCATAAGGAGATAAAACCATGCCTCAGAGTGGACCTGGCGTAATAGAGATATTTGAAGATTTCGTAGGGGCCGAATGGATCGTTGCCAACACGGCAGCTTCCGGTCAGATCGGTTCCCTGCGCGTTATCGGCGATGGTATCGCTGAGACTGATTCGGGTGTTGTAAACCTCGAGTCTGACGGCATGAGCGGTGTCGCTCAACTTACTACCACAAACGAAGACAAGCACGCTTGTGGTATCGCCACTCCCATCATGTGGGATGTGGCTCTCATGGGAACGCTGGTGCTGGAAGCGCGGGTACGCCTTCCTGCCGAAGCTAACCGTGCGGTATTCATCGGTTTCTCCGATGTTAACTCAGACGATCTCAGCCTCGAAGATGACCTCATCCACGGTAACGGGACCACCACTACCTTGACGGCTTCCGACCTGGTAGGGTTCCACTATTCCTCCGAGTACACCAATGCCGACGCATGGCATACGGCGTACAACGGTGGGACTAGCACGGGTGAGACCACTTCCACCAGCATCGAATGCACTGGTGAGGACGCTGTTGCTGGAGAGTTCCAGGTACTCCGTGTGGAACTTGCTCCTAACGGTACGGCGTTCTTCTACATCGACGGTAAACCCGCTGGCAACAGCGCGTCCGTCAAGGCCAGCGGCATCTCTGGTGCTGTGTCTACTTCGGTAGACCTAGCGGCGATGGTCGTGGTCGAGTCCAAGACCACTACTGCCCTGACCCTCGATGTTGATTACATGCTGGTCCGTGGCAATAGGGACTGGACGGTCTAACCCTTAGTGACCACACGGCGAGGATTTCGCTACGATAGTGGCAGCTCACGATTAGAAGTAACCGTGGATGGCACTATCGTGGCACGGTTCAATAACGTGTCGCCCAGTCTGTCGATTGTTAATGGTGTGACGCTGGACGGCACGGTGACATTCAACGACAGCGCCCAGTGGACGGCTAACGCCTCTGGCACTGTCACGATATCCAATGTTGCGCCGTCAGGAGTAGGTACGGCCACGATCAGTAAGTGGCTTACCGTTACTGACGATGGCGGTACGGTCATGTATATCCCAGCGTGGACGTAGGAGCATGAAATGTCTCTACTCCCATCGACCCTCGAGGTCAGCTACGACGAGCCGGCGTTCAACCTTTCGGAGCTGATCCAACCCACTCCTCTAGGAGCGCCGAGGCGTTTCCAGATAATACTGGTTATACGCAACGATAACCTTGCGGAATACCGCATCGATCTCGGCCCTGCTGGTGACTTCACAGCCCCTGAATTCCGCATCCCTGGCGGCATCGTTGATGATTCCACGGGACGCGGCGAGATCCTCCACACCGTTGGCGAACTGAAAGATATTGCCATTGAGATGCGTGAGCGCGGAATGCCAACTCTCCCGAAGCGTGATATCTGGCAAGAGTTCTATGACCAGCAGGAGGAGCAGGAGAAAAGCGCCATCGGGTACACAGTATTCGGTCCCGGCGGTAGCACGGTAAGAGGTTAGTATGACGAGTCAGAACATCACGGATGTCCTAGAACAGATAGCGGACGCAGTAGAGGAGATGCCTGCGGCCGAAGTGCCTACGATCACCGAAGCACCGGAACCGGGGTTATCGGAGATCACCGAGGTGAACCAAGGCTCTATCGTGGAGTCAGCGGGGTACGTCTATATCTGGGATACCCAGACTGCCAAGCGCAGTGTCTGCAACAGGAACATGCTCCAGACCACTCTCGGGAAGACCCGGAAGGATGGCAGCCGGGTATTCACTACGATCAAACCTGACTTCGAGCCTCGGGGAGGTCAGCACAAGTGCCTGCTCCATGAGAGCGATGAGAACCGGGAGCAGTATAACGAACTCGGTCTGCCGATATGCACCAAGGACAACCTAGATTCACCGTACCAGGTGAACCGGCATATGCAGACCCGGCACCCACAGGAGTGGGCGACCATCGAAGATATCAATGCCACGGCCGCAAGGGAAGAGGACCGTGAGTTCCAGAGGATACTCATCCAGGCGGCTGCTCGAGGAGCTGCGCTACCAACGGAAGCTGCTCCAGCGAAACCAGACCGGGAGCCGGTGATCGTGCAGTGTGAAGAGTGCGCTACCGAGTTCGACGGCTACAACAAGATGATAGCCACCAACCGGCTGAAGGCTCATACCAAGAAAGAACACGGAGGCACTGATGGGCAATAACGTATCGAATACCAGCATCCTCACCAGTGACGGACAGGCGACCAGTTATCCAGCCAAGGTGTACTGGGTGCTGGTCTCTGCCGCTGCGACGGGCGGGGCGTGGCAACTTAATGACAGCACAGATGACAGCGGCACTGACATGATGAGCGGAGTCCAGGCGGCCAATACCAGTCAGTTCCTTCGTCTAGGCGCAGACAGCGAAGGCGCGCTCTTATTCAACACCGCGGTCTATGTGGACATACCCGGATCTAATATAACGATCACAGTAGGACATAGCTAATGGCTAACGAGTTCAAGCACAAAGACCCGTGTATTTCATTAACGCAGGCTGAGTACATCTCGGCCTGTGGTGACGGTCATATATTCGCGTGTCAGGCTACTGGTGACATACTTTATGCGTCATCAAGCACAGTCCTTTCCAAACTTGCGAAAGGCGCGGCTGGCACCATCCTGAATATGGGCGGCTCCTGCATCCCTGCTTGGACTGCAACTCCGACCATCGGCTCCACCAGTTGGTGCAACGCTGGACACGCTCACGCGGCGTCTAACAGTGGCGGCACGGTCTGCGCGAATGTCCTTGCAGGAACCACGCTGAAGTCATGCGTGGTAACGTCC